GTGGTGTTGGACGCCACTAAGGGTTTGCTAAACTCGATCTCATATGTCACCCAGAGATCCCCTACCACATTACCGCCCGCCGGCATCCCGTTAGTTGCAACGTACGTAACTCCCATGTCATACAACAAGGGTGAGTCGTTGGTGGGGACGGGTGCGGTGCGTGTGTAGTGGATATTAAAGGGGTTCTCTTTGGGTGCGCACTCAATTGGGTGGCAGAATGCTTCGACTGGCGACGACTCGCACGCCCAGTACTCGTTCAACATCTCAACCTTTGACGCGGGAGGGTCATCGTTAACCCGATAGCTCGTTTGCATCATCACTGAACCAATAGCAGGGTTGCTTCCAGACACGGCGTAACCACTAGTTGGAACGTAGTGGTATACCATGCCCTTAATTCGGTACTGCTGGAAATGTGGTGCAATTCCGCTGAGCCACGGGAATGTGTGACGGTCCGCTGGTTGGAGGAAGAAGTACCTCTGGACTTTGAAGTCTTGTGAGCCCTTGATCGACGTCAAGAACTCGCGATGTCGCACTGTCACGGATTGGCCCGTCTTGTGCATCACTGGTATGCTGCCGGATCCTGATTGGTAACTCGAAACCACACTGTTGCTCGAAACACGGTATGAGCCCTGACCTAGCCATCTGCTGATCATGCCCCTAAACCTGTTCCCACATAAGCACCAAGGTCTCGATTTCCCATGTAATCTCCAGCGACTCCACCACCGACACCACCTAGAACACGCAGAGCGCGTCCCAGGGCTGTCACTTCTGATTGCTTCACTCGATCTTTTCTCCTTTGTCGTTTTGACTTCCCAGTATTCACATTCACGACGATCTCTTTCTTTCCCTTTCTGCCCATGTTGACTAGTTTCGATTGCCAACATTAACCTGGTCTAATAGCAGTGGGTGGCCTGTGAAAGATAACGTCTCACGTATGTTGGGAGGCCCGGCCAACGGCCTCCCAACGTTAGTGCGATTCCAGAGAGCTTCCAGCTCGATCTGTTCATCCGGGAGTACCCCAAAGGCATAGTAGTACGAAACTCTAGCCTCCGGGGTAACCACGTCAACTCCATTGAACTTGCGGTGTAGCCTGCTTGTGTTGCGGAAGGTAGCTTCGAGGTCGGTCAAGCGGGGCTTCGCCCCACACCTCCTCATCATTGCATACCAACCTTGCTGCACAGGCACACCGTGGGCGGCAGAGCCGCCGCACTCGCCCACTGCACCCAACCAACGTCCGAAAACGTCAGAGTTGGGCACGGGCAAGAGACACATCAAGTCCTTTTGCAGGGTAGTGACGTGGTT